CACCGGCTCCGGCTCCCTGGCGGCGGCCTTGTCCACCCAGATTCAACTCGCGTCGGCGATGGCGGCGTCTGGTGCGTTGGCCGGCTCGCTCACCGCCGACCTGCTACTCACCGCCGCGCTGAGCGGATCCGGCTCCCTCGCCGCCGATCTAACGACACAGATCAGGTTCGCGCTCGCGCTGAGCGGCTCCGGCTCCCTGGCGGCGGCCTTGTCCACCCAGATTCACCTCGCGTCGGCGCTCGCTGGCTCGGCTCAGCTGGCCGCCGCGCTCACCACCCAGATTCATCTGGCGTCGGCGCTCTCGGCAGCGGGTGCGCTGGCGGCGGCGCTCTCGACCGACATCCGTCTCGCGGCGGCGCTCGTCGGCTCCGGCTCGCTCGCCGGCGTCCTCTCGACGGCGATCCAGCTGCAGGCGCAGCTCGCCGGGTCCGGCACGCTGAGCGCTCAGCTCGCTGTGCTCATTGTCCGGCTGATCAGGATCGCCACGGTGTTCGGCAGCGCGCCGACGCTCGACCGGGTGACCGGCACCGCGCCGACGCTCGACCGGGTGACCGGCACCGCGCCGACGATGACGGCTATCACGGGGGTGCTGTAATGGCTGAAAATCGCGAACTCGCGCTCGTGCTCAAGCTGGTGGCGGATCAGTTCCAGAGCGAACTGAAGAAGAGCCAGGGGGCGCTGTCTGGCTTCAATAGTTTCATTAAAGATTGGAAGACGCAGCTCACCGCCGCCGGCACGGCCCTCTTTGCGATTGCGAAGAGCACGGCGAATTATGGTGATGAACTGGTCAAGGCGAGTCAGCGCATGGGCACATCGGTGGAAGAGACCGCCCGGTTGCAGCATGCGGCGAAGCTCTCTGATACGGATCTCCAGGGACTCTCGAAAACGGTCGGCTTTCTCGCGAAGGAAATGCTGGCCGCCTCGTCCGGCAATCTCGACGCCCAAAAGAATTTTGACCGGTTAGGGATCTCCGTCGTCGGGGCCAATGGGCAGATGAAGGGCACGACGCAGATTCTCCTGGAGATGAACGACAAGTTCCGGCTCATGCCGGAGGGGCCGGAGAAGGTCGCGCTGGCGATGCTCACGCTGGGCAAGACCGGCAAAGATGTCCTCCCGCTGCTGAATTCGAACATGCGCGAGGCGTTCGAGGAGGCCGAAAAGCTCGGCCTGGTCATGAGCGAGACGGACGCCAAGGCTGCTGAGCATTTCAATGATGAGCTGACGAAATTGCAGGGGGCGATTCGCGGCGTGACGAACGACGTGGGGACGGCTCTGATCCCGAAGTTCGACGCGATCTCCCACGCCCTGCGGACCATTATTGAAGACGCGCATGGGGCGGCCAAGGCGATCGCCGGACTCGGCAAATCGGATGTCCCGCAAGTCGGGGTGGTGAAGCCGGACGGGGGTGGTCGCAATCTGCGCATTCTCCCGGCGCCCTCGGGCGCCGACAAGGTGCCGGTCGACAAGTTCTTTCCGACGGAGGCCGACGAAGCGCACGCGGCGATGCTGCGCGAGATCGATCGGTATCAGCAGAACTTGCAGAAAAAGGAAATCGACATCATTTCGAAACGGACGATGGAGGATCTCCAGCTGCTCTTTGCCGGCGCCAATAGTATGCGGCAAGAGGTGCAAGTCGAGGTGGATCAACTCATTCGTGAACTGATGGATGACAACGCCCGCACGATCGAGCAGATCAATCGGGACTTCGCGGGGGATACGGCGGGGGAGCGGCAAGCGGCGGCCGGTCGCCGGATCGTTGAGCAGACGCAAAAGGACCTTGCCGCCCAGGAGCGGGACCAGCTCGTCCAGAATCTCCAGGCCTGGGTCCAGTACGACGAGCAGGTCGGGGCCTCCAGTGCGCAGCGCTATGCGCATCAACTCGATCTCGTGCGCGCCAATCTGGCGCAGCAAACACAATTGACTCGCGAGGAATCCGGACGGCTCCTGCTCGCCTGGCAGAACCACGACTGGGAATTGGCCCAGCAGATTCTGGCCAGGACCACGCTGACGGCCCAGCAGAAAGAAACAATTGAATTGCAATCGCTCGCGCGCGTGGCGGCGGCCAACGAACAGACCTCCGACGATCTCTTCGCCGGCTGGGCGCGCGGCATGGAACGGTACGTTGCCGACACCAAGTCGGGCTTCGGCATGGCGGCCGACATGGCCCGGCGCACGGCGCAGCAGATGGAGCAGGGATTCCGGAACGGCTTCTTCGATCTCTTCGAAGGGCAGATCCGAAGCTGGAAAGATGTGATGCGGGGGATGCTCGACTTCGTGAAGCAGATCGCCGCGCAGATTGCCGCGCAGCTGGCGACCGCCTTTCTTCTCAAGAGCGTCATGGGCGGCGGGGGCCTGTTCTCCGGCTTCGATACCGGCTGGGTCAATAACATCGGTGAATTCTTCGGGATGAATTTCACCTCCAAGCACAACGGCGGCATGATCATGGCGCAGCGGTATTCGGCCGGCGGCCACGTGTTTGGGGCCGGCAATCGCGATACGGTGCCCGCCCTGCTCACGCCCGGCGAAGGCGTGTTGTCGCGGCGCGGCATGGCGATGTTGGATCAACTCAATCAAGGAAACAGTCCGGCGTCCGGGTTCGGGAATCTCACCGTGAATATCCAGAATGCGCCGGCTGGAACCGAGGCGTTCGTCAATCAACGTCGGATGGCCGACGGCGTGGTGCTCGACGTGATTTTGCGCCATCGGCGCGATTTGGGGCCGCTCTTGGGAGGCGCGTAGCATGGCGGCTTATCCCAACCTGGCCATCGGGCTCGGCACCTTCGTGGAGCTGCCGCGGGGCTATCACACACTGCGGACCGAGTATGAGCAAGGCTATGTGCAGACACGGGCCACGAGTACGACGGCGCCGCGGCGCTTTCGCTTGTTGCACGAAAAAGTGCCGGCGGCCGACGTGACAACCTGGAGGACGTTTTGGGAGGCTCGGCGGGGTGGGGCCGAGGCCTTTGACTTTACCGATCCGCGGACGGGCGCGGTGATCTCGTGCCGGTTTGACCATGACAGCAAGAATGCCCCGCCCATTACACCGATCGCGCAGGCGAACATCGCGTTCAATATCGGGCCGATTAATCTGGAAGAGGCCTTATGAGCCGCCGGCGAAAGGTCACAGTATGAAGTCGCTCACCGCGGCGCTCATTACCGAATCGAACAAGCTCGCGAGTACCGGCGCCTGGCTCTGTTTGCTCAGCGTGGATATCGCCGACGGGACCATTCTGCGCCTCACGCCGCATCCGACCAGCCTCACGTTTGACGGGGTGCTCTATCAGCCCTGGCCGATGCAGATCGATCAGGTGCAGCAGGATTCGAAAGGCGGGCTGGCGGACGTCACGGTCGCGCTCTCGAATGTCACGCGCGAGATCAGTGCCTACCTGGAGGCGCACGATGTGCGCGGGCGCCGCGTCACGATGCAATATGTGCACAGCGCCAATCTGGCCGACGCCTCAGCGATCGCGGTCGATGAACGCTATGAGATTACGGCCGTGCGGGTCCGCCAGGACGTGGCGACGTTTGTGCTCGGGCATGAACGGATGGAGTCGCATGTTTTTCCGGGCGGGCGGTTCCTGCGCGATCACTGCCGATGGATCTATAAGAGCTCCGAGTGCGGCTACGCCGGCGCGCGGGCCAGCTGCGACAAAATTTTGGAAGGGGCGAACGGCTGCCGGGCGCACAGCAACATTCCGCGCTACGGCGGCTTTCCCTTACTGCCGGGCGTGACGGGACGATTGACATGAGTGCAGGCGTCTGCAGCGCCAGTCTTCGGTCGGTCGCCGTCGATGATCTCATCGGCACGCGGTATCGGCTTGGCGGCCGGTATGGAGAGGGCTGTCTGGATTGCTGGGGGCTGGTGATGGAGTGCTTCCGCCGCCAGGGGATCACGGTCCCGGATCCCTTCGCGTCCGATGTGCGGGTGATGCAGGCGAAGGACTGGATTCTCGCGAAGCTGTCCGGCTGGCAACGCGGGACCGTGCCGGCGCCCGGTGTCGTCGTCGAGTTGATCCCGGCTGAGGGTGTCCCGGCGCATGTCGGGTTCTGTCTGGATGCCCAGCGGTTCGTGCATGTCAGTAACGATGGGGCGGGCGTGATCATCTCTCGGCTCGATCGGGAGCCCTGGCAGGGGCGGATCATTGGCTTCTATATCTATCGCGGGGACCACGATGCCCAGCACGGCTGAGCCGCTCGCACAGATGACCACCTTGGCGCTCATCGATCGTCCGCTGGATGCGGCGACGGCCGAGCGCGTCGCCATTCAACATGGCCGGATGGTCGCCGAGGTCCTGCCTGCGCGGGTGACCGCGGCCGGCTGGATCGTGGTCGATTCCGGGCGGGTGATTCCGGCGGGTGACTGGCCCACACATGTGATCCGGCCCGGCGCCGAGATTCTCTGCTATCCGCGCTACGGCGACTTCGGCAAGCTGGCCAATAAGCTCCTCATCGGCGGCATCATGTTCGCCGCAGGGCTTGCGCTCTCGTTTACGCCGGCGGCGCCGGTGGGCCTCTTCTTCATGGCCACGGGTGGCGGCATGCTCGCGGGCGGCGCCTCTGAGCTGCTCTTCGGCAAGCCCGGCAAGCCCAACAGCCCTGGGTCGCATGGCGATCAGGCCGGCTCCTCGACCTACGGGTTCGCCGGCATTCAAAACAGCACGCGCATCGGATCGCCGCTGCCCGTGGTCTACGGCACGCATCGGGTGGGCGGGCAGGTCATTGCCTCCTCGCTGGTCACGCAGGACGACAGTGATGTACTGCACCTCCTGCTCGCGGTGAGCGAGGGCGCAATCAGCGCGATCGCCGATGTGCAGATCAATGAGCAGCCGGCGGCCAATTTCTCGTCGGTCACGACGGAGCAACGCCTCGGCACGAATGACCAGACGGCGATCGGGCTCTTCGGCGACGCCTCCGCGGCCACCGTGCAAGCCGACGTGGCGCTCACGACCAGTTTCGCCAGCTATACGACTGCGCTCACGAACATCAACGCGTTTGAGGTCAAGCTCACGTTCGGCCAGGGCCTCTTCTCCCTGAACAGCAACGGGAATTTCCAATCCGCCTCGGTGGCCATCGAAGTCGATTACCGGCTAGTGGGGGCGCCTGGCTGGACGACCGGCCCGCGCCAGACCTATGCGGCCGCGCAGCGGGCGGTCCTGCGGCGGAGTCTCCGGGTGGATGGGCTCGCGGCCGGGCAGTACGACATCCGAGTGCGCCGCACGACCGACCAATCCACCGATAGCAATCTCCAGAACGAAGTCCATCGGGAAGCCATCACCGAGATCCTCAATCACGGCTTCCGCTACCCGAACACGGCGCTCTACGCGATTAAGACGTTGGCGACGAACGTGCTCAGTAATAATTTGCCGAAGGTCACGGCGCTCGTGTCCGGCGTGCTGGTCAAGGTCTGGGCCTCGCCCACGCAGTACAGCGTGGCCTGGTCGAATAACCCGGCCTGGATCGTTTTCGACATGCTGACCAACCCACGCTACGGGATGGGCCGCTTCGTGTGGCCCAACGAATACAGCACCGGGACCGTCCAGGTCACGAACGGCAGCGCGATCGTCCAGGGCACCGGCACCGGATGGACGACGACGACCGTGCGCAAGGGCATGGTCTTCGTGCATCCGAGCCAGGGCCGCGCGGGGCGGGTGCTGAGTCTCAATGTGGGTGCGCAGCAGATCACGCTGACGACCACCTGGGCCGGCCTCACGCAGTCGGGTCTCGGCTATGAGCTGCACGCGGACGATCTGGATCTCCAGAGTTTCGTCGACTGGGCGGCCTTCTGCGACGAGCTGGTCCCGGATGGGCTCGGGGGGATGGAACGGCGCGCCACGGTCGATATGGTGTTCGATGCCGATCAGCAGGGCATCTGGGAGGCGGTCAGTAAGATTTGCGGGCTCGGGCAGGCAGCGCCGCTCAAGGTGGGGAGCTACATCCGGATCAAGATCGAGCGGGCGGCCACGCCGGTGCAGCTGTTCACGATGGCCAATATCGTCAAGGATAGCTTCGAGGAGATTTTTCTGCCCCTGAAAGAGCGGGCCAATATCTTCGAGGTGCAGTTTCTCAACGCCGCCAATAACTACCTGCAAGACATGATTGTCCTGGAGGATCCGGCGATCTATACGAACAGCGAAGCGCCCCGGCGCCAGACGGTGAGTCTCTACGGCATCACGCGCAGCAGCCACGCGGCCCGCATGGCGCGGCTCTATCGGGCGATCAACCGCGAGATCACCCGGACGATCAGCTTCGACGTGGGCATTGACGCCGTGCGCTGCGAGCCGGGGGATGTCATTCGCTTTCAACATGATGTGCCGCAATGGGGCTATGGCGGCCGCGCGGCGGCGGGATCGACCAGCGGGACCATCGTGCTCGATCGAGCCGTGACCCTCGCGCCGGCGACCACCTACGAAGTGCTGGTCCGGCATGCCGACGATACAATCGAAACCAAGACCGTGACGACCGGACCGGGCACAGTCTCGACGGTGGCGATCTCCGGCACCTGGACGACCACGCCGGTGAAGGGCTCGGTCTGGGCCTTCGGTGAAGTGGCGATCAGTACGAAGCCCTTCCGGATCATCCAGATCGAGCGGACGCCGGAGCTCAACGCCCGGCTCACCTGCGTGGAATACAACGCCGCCATCTACGACGACAGCTCCACGCCGGAAGTGAACCATCTCAACTACAGTGCGCTCGGCGAGCTCGCGGGCCCGCCGGGCCCGGTGAAGAATCTGGTCCTGGTCGAGCAGGACCTCACGCCGCAATCCGTCTGGGTCTCGTTCACGCCGCCGGGCTCGCTCAACTTTGCGACGGCCCGGATCTATCGGACCGACAGCGGCGTGGATGTGCTGCTCGGGACCTCGGCGAACGGCAGTTGTCCCATCAGTGGCATTGCCGCCGGCGAACTGCTCACGGTGAAAGTCACCAGCGTCTCGACCGCCGGGGTGGAAAGTGATCGCGCTTCGGCGCCCACGGCGGCGCTGGTGAAAGGGGAGACGCATCCGCCCGACGTGACGGGCGTCACGCAATATTTCGAGGGCGGCATCGCCTACCTCGTCTGGACGCCGGTCTCCTGGGTCACCGGCATCGAATACGAGCTCCGCAAAGGCACGACATGGGAATCCGGCATCATCCTGGGCCGCACCCCGCTCACGCGCATCCCGGCTGCCGGCGACGGCACCTATTGGATCGCCGCGCGGGACGAGAGCGGCAGCTATTCGATCGCGCCCACGTCGCTCGCCGTCACCGGCTCGGCCCTCACGAACAACGTCGTCGTCACGCTGGACGAAGACGGCCGCCTCTGGCCGGGGACCGTCTCTGGCGATGCCCATGTGCTCGACAACACGATCAAGCTCGGCGGCACGACGCTCTACGATGCGATTGCCGATCTGGATGCCGAGACGGGCTTGATCGATGCCTGGGGCGGTGTGGCCGCGAGCGGCACCTATGAAATACAGACGAGCGATGTCATCGATCTGGGCACATCCAAACTCGTCGGCATCGTCGCGACCTATGCGGCGCGCGGGGAGGCCCCGAACAATCTGATCGACGACGTGCCGGATTTCGATGCGCTGGCCACGTTGGATGGCAGCTACGGGGCCTTGATCGACGTGCGCGTAGAAATCGCGATCGCGGGCAATGACGGCCTCTTCGGCAGCTGGCTCAATCTGGTCCCAGGACAATACGTCGGCCGGAAGTTCAAGTTCCGCGTCTCGCTCAGCACCACCTCCAATCAGGTGACGACCGTGCTCACGGCGCTCGATATTACCGTCGACATGCCGGACCGGATCGACAGCTATGCGAACCAGGCGCTCGACGCGGCCGGGACGGCGCTGGTCTATAGCCCGGCGTTTCAGGCGCGGCCCAATGTGCAAGTGACGATCGTCAATGCCACGGATGGGGATGACGTGCGGCTCACCGGCGAATCGTCCGCCGGCTGCACCATCCAAGTGCGCAACGGCGGCGCCGGGGTCGCGCGCAACGCCAACATTCAGGTGGTCGGGTATTAAGAGGAGGGCCTGTGTATGTCGCAGAATTCTCTCGTGGTGGCCAATGGGACCGGGGCGGCGGTCCGGTCGGCGCTCAATAATGGGCTCAATACGCTGGTCACGAACAACAGCGGCGCGGCGGCGCCGAGCACGACCTATGCCTATATGCTCTGGGCCGATACGACCAACGATCTGTTGAAGATCCGGAACGCAGCCAACACGGCCTGGATCACGGTCGGGAGACTGAGCCTGACCAACCTGGGG